ATTAGATTTGGAACTGGAAGCCCTTGAGGTTTTGTGGTTCATACACAACCAACTGATTAAGTTTCCAAGTACATCCGAACTTTCTGTTCAAGAAATATACACTATTGACTTCAACAATAGCGTGTCCACTATTTCTTGCATAGAGACCGTTGGAGACTTCAGTTTTGATAGGATTTTTATTAGAGTCATAGACTGCCGCCTTAATCATCTCGTTGTGATCTGTGTCAACCTTCACACGAAACTTTGGTTCGCGATCTGGGCTCTCCTTAATATTTGAGTTAAACATTGGGAGAAGTTCCTCCTTGGTGTACTTCTTTTGAAAGATCTTTTCACTTTGTTCAGCCACCGCTGTAATAATCTTATCCTCAATTTGCCTTAGAGATTCATAGAACTTTTTAATGTAACTGCCCTCTTCATCGTACCCCTTGAGAGCCAAGTCTACATTGTATTTGGTAGGACCAACTTCTGGTGTGAAACCCGAGACTCCAAAAGGCATGTAGAGACGCGGGAATTGAATTCGCATCGGCGTCCCCTCCTTGGTGGAGAGGACAATCTTTCGGTTGTTAAACTCGGCAATTTCTAAATTTTCAATAGCGTCGGTAATTTTAGACATTATGCTACTTGATTATCCGACCAAAACTTTAAGCTGAACACGCCACACACTCGGGTTCAAGGCTGAACTGAATGGGTCTCGCCTTGGCCTTTGATCGGAGATAGTACATCCCGGTCTTGAGCCCCTGCTTCCAGGCATACATATGCATTGAGGACAACTTGGAGAGTGTTGGACTTTCCATGAAGAGGTTCATACTTTGGGATTGATCGATGAAGCGTCCACGATCCGCCGCCATATCAATCACATCCTTCATCTTGATTTCCCACACAGTTCTGTAGAGGTTCTTAATATCATCTGGGATATCCACGATATTTTGGATGGAGCCACCCGCCTTGACCATGAGATCCTTCATATCCTTTGACCAGAGACCAATCTTCTTGAGATCCTCCACGAGATGCTTATTGACAACAACAAACTCACCCGCGAGGGTGCGTCTCAGATAGATGTTGGTCGTGTATGGCTCAAAGCACTCATTGTTACCCAAGATTTGGGCTGTGGAGGCTGTGGGCATGGGTGCCATGAGAAGGCTGTTACGGAGACCCACCCCCCTAATGCGTTCCTTGAGGGCGTCCCAGTCGTAGTTGAGCTTTGTCTCCCCCTGCCACATATCAAACTGGAGGATACCTTGGGAGGCTGGCGATCCCTCAAATGTCTCATATGGGCCCTCAACCTCCGCCAATTCGGAGCTCGCCTCGAGGGCTGCGTGATACATTGTCTCAAAAATGCGAGCATTCATCTCCTTGGCCTCGTCGGAATCAAACGCGAGTCGGCACAAAATAAATACATCCGCGAGACCTTGGACACCGAGGCCAATTGGGCGATGTCTCATATTAGACTTCCGAGCGGTCTCCACGGGATAAAAATTCCTATCGATAACCCTATTTAGATTTTTGGTGACAACCTTTGTGATTTCATGAAGCTTTTCGTAATCAAAACTGCGAGTCTCTTCATTGACATACTTAGGAAGGGCGATTGACGCCAGATTACACACAGAGGTCTCATCCTTATCAGTGTACTCGATAATTTCCGTACAGTTTCCTGTGAGAATGCCATTGAAAATGCCGCGGTGTCTTAGTGGCTCATTGAAGCAAAATGTATCCGCAGTTTCACTGAAATCTTCTACCGAAACGATTTTTTCATCTTCATTGGTGGTACCATCTGGCAATGAATGTTTAATAATTTTCATACCCTCTTTGAGATTTTGGGCTTCAATGGGTTCACTTTCACCAACAACCCAAAACTTATGATACGGTGTACACCTCAACGAGAGACCTTTACTCGTCTTCACAGTGAGTAGTTTCTGATCAACACCCGTCTGGTGAACAGTGACTTTAGAAAACTCTTCGCCATTCCAAACTTCAACTTCGGTGTCTTTGAGTTCTGAAATAGTTTTTTGCCCTTCGCGTGTAAGGATTTTAGTTTCTGGTGCGACACACAAATTTGAACTCTTAATGGTGCCCAAGTTCTTTTGATTTGACTTTGTGTTACACGCATCCTTGTAGAGCATGTATGGCGTCCCCGTCTCCGTTTGGGACTTGAGAATAGCCTTCCAGACATCGGCGGCTGGCACAGTGGCGTTGGCTCGCCCCTCCTCCTCGTACTTTGTGTAGAGGGCTTCAAAATCTTCACCCACGGCCTCTGAGAGCCCTGGTGCCTTATCTGGACAGAAGAGAGACCATTGACCACCCTCCTCAACCCGCTTCATGAAGAGGTCTGGGATCCAGAGAGCTGAGAAGAGATCCCGACAGCGAGCTTCTTCATCCCCCTGATTGAGACGCAACTCCAAAAAGTCCATGATATCCGCGTGCCACGGTTCCAGGTACACCGCGATTGACCCCTTACGACGACCAGCCTGGTTTACATACCTCGCTGTGGCATTAAATACACGAAGCATTGGAATGATACCATCAGATTGGCCATTTGTCCCCCGAATACGAGACTTATTGGCTCTGACATCGTGGATGTGCATACCAATACCCCCTGCCCACTTTGAGATTTGTGCGCACTCCGTGAGACTGCCGTAGATCCCATCGATCGAGTCACCCTTATTTGCGATGAGGAAGCAGTTTTCGGCGATAACCCCTTGAACGGAATATGAGTGATCATCTTGAACGCCGAGGGTATAAACAAACTCTGGAAGATTCTCCATTATTTTTGACTTCGCGTTCACACGGAGAAATAAGCGTCCATCAATCTCAAGTGTTGTATTGGCTCGTTCAGATTTCACGAGACGATCATCGGCGTAATATTTTCGAACCCATTTCATCACTTCGGGGATCCATGGGATTTGCATACGCCCAGTGTGTGTGTCGCGACCCATATAGGGTTTGGTCATGATGGTCATTGATGTATCGAGGCCTACCGAACGAGTCAGGTGGAATATAGACTGAATGAGTGGTTGATTTGTCAATTGTACCGTGACACCCCCGTTAAGTGTACAACATCCGTCGGTACTCACGAGTCCACCAATAAATGCTGTAATCATACTTCGACTCCATGAGTACATGGTTGGCCATAAGAACTTTTGATTTGACCAACGACCAAATAGAATATTGAAGGCAGTTCCGACCGCAGAATTATTAAAAGATATAGATAGACAGTTTTGTTTCTTAGCTGTATGAATGGAGGCGTGAACACCTAGATACTTTTCACCAATTCTGGTAATTTCTTCGACGAACGTGGTATTGTTTGGATTCTGCGCAAAGGCGATACCACGATGTGTCGGTGTTCTTTTACTCGCAATACTCGATCTCTGATATAAAATACATCCATCCCCATACCATGACCCAATAAACCAAGCAAAATGTTCATCAACTGTAATATATCGCTCAAACCATTCTCCATTTTTAGTGATACCATTTGGACGATACTCACTTGTAAAGTGTGTATTACGACGCATTTTTTTACCATCAAATTCATAAGAATATGTCCAATGCTCAGCGCCTTGAACATCTTTGAGAATGTCATACATATCGAGAACTTGATGTTCTGTGGGTGTGTTTGAATTTGGAATAGCTATCCAATCCCCCACACGAAGATGATTCATATCGTTCCACTGGGGTGACTCCCCCCACTGGAGTTGTTCTTTCGTGATGGACCAAAATCGATGGTTTCCAGTGACTTGGAGTTTGGGTGTTTTGTATATTTTTACGTCAAATAGAGTTCGTTCGCCGAGCATGTTTTTGTGTGTCTGAAGCACTGGTTTGATTGAACCAGTATGCGTGACGACTGTGTCACCCACACACACCTGTTCAATTGGTACAGGGCCGCGGTTCGCCGTAAACACTGGTGTTCCAGCTACAAAGCAGCTCGACATTTGTGGCCTTGGTGTACCAGCGTTGAAGAGGGTTGGTGTCGCGTGGATGAACATACCTTGGGACATCTTATCGTAGGTCTCCAACACCGAGGGAATATCTTCCCCGTGAATACCAATTGAGACTCGCATAAACATGTATTGGGGTGTTTCCATCAGGATACCATCGAGCCTCTGGAGGTAACTCTTCTCCAAGGTCTTGAGACCAAAATAGCCAAAGTCATAGTCCCTCTTCGTGACGATGTCATCCCTGACGCGACCAGCGATGCGCGCGACTTCCTCCGTGACGATACCAGCCTTGGCCAGCTTCTTCATGGCGATGTGGAAGTTGTTGGGGCACACCTTCTGGATGTTACTGGCGACGATACGGGTCGCGAGGATTTCATAGTCTGGGTCTGATGTAATCATACCGACACAGACCTCCGCGGAAAGGGTATCGATCTCCTGTGCGGCGATACCATCGTAGAGGGAAGACGCAACCTGCTGCGCAACCTTGGAAGAGTCACAATTTTTTGAGAGTCCATACGTTAGATTCTTGATCCTATTGGTGATGTTATCAAATTTCATATCCTCAATACGACCTGAGCGCTTAACGACCCTCATTTAGTTTTACTGCTTGTTTTATTTTTAACTTACTTGCGGCACTTCTCGAGATCACCACTTCGCACCTTGACGGTACCAAAAGTTTCAAACTTGCGATCCTTCTGGAGAAGGTAGGTGTTGTTGAAGAAGCGACCTTCTTCACCTGGCTTGCTCACTGGAGCATATGAACCGACGAAGCAGGCTGGGGGTTGGCATGGGATTTGCTCAACATTTGCGGGTTTGCCATTGTATGCCTCATCGAAGTCAGCGATGTTCAACATTTAGTATTTACAGAGTTTTTTTTCCGAGGGTATATTAAATGTGTGACAACCTCCACCTCGATTCCCTCAAGCAGTGTGAGACTCCACTCAACACCCTGTTCTTTTCTGAGTTCAACCAAAATCTTCTCCAGCGTGGAATTCGTCAGGCGTTCAAGAACAAGACTGGCATCGCCATCGATCGTCAAAACCCAGATGACTTGTACAGCATTATGCGTGTCGTCTTCATCAACAACTCTGGTGACCACCACTCCCGTGTGAACGAGCAGGTCAAGTATATGAACGAACGCGTGATCGAGACTGCCTTGGGTCAAATTCAAACGGGCGTCTCCCAATATATGGCGTACGTCCAAGACATTGAGACCATCAGCGTACCCATGGATCTTCCCACGAACACCAGTACCGCTGGTAAAAAGATTGGCTACAACAACAAGATTGGTATCAATTAAAGTTTTGCGTCGCTGGAAGGATAAGATGAGCCTCAATTATTACAAAACGGAGACTGAGAAAGTATGTAAATCCAAGGGATGGGATCGTGCTGCTGTGGACACGGTCTGGCTCCTACTCACCGAAGAGTTTGGTGAGTTGGCCTCGGCTATTCGCCAATACAAGAAGACCTACAAGAAGACTGGCCTCAAGAAGGAGAGGGGTACGGATGTTATGATGGAGATGGGGGATGTCTTCAGTTACCTCTTCCAACTGGCGCACATGTTGGATGTCGACCTAGATAAAATGTGGGAAGAACATCGTTCCAAAATGAAGACGAAAAAATATAATCTGAAGTAAAAGTAACTATGAGTAAGTACATGCTCAATGATGAAGATGCCATCAATGATGTCAATCCATTTGTCACACACGATTTCTCCCTTCCAGGGGGTGTGCGGCAGACGGGTGGCTTTGACGATTTCACGGAAATTAAGCAAGAGCCAGGCATCGCCCCAAAGCAGCGCAGTGTCTACTGTGACTACGGCCTCTGTGCGGAATCCACGGGTGAGTGTTCTTTATCTAGACCAATTCACCCACGAAGAAACATCGATCGGGGGTACACACAAAACGACAGAACATTTGTTCAACGGGCGGTCATAGGTGTGGCCAAAAATCCAAAGTTTTCCATGATTGGTGCGCTCATCTGCATCGCGACTATTGCTGTAATTCTATACTACTTAACACGCTAAAGAAGTATTCAAGCCTCGATGCATGTGTGGTTCTCTGTACCAGGTCTGCCAGCGTATCTTCACAAAACTTTTTGATAAACTCCCTCTGCCAAGCACTCTTCACGTTAATCCAAGGTGGCTGGAATGTGGGATCGAGGATAGTACTCGCGTGGGCTGTACGAATGTAGGTGTGTACAGACCTTTTGTCCGCGAGAATATTTTGAATGGCCAACTCGGCCATCTTTTGACGAACCTCGAGGGTCTTTTCACACATTGTATCCAGGAACTTTTCATATGGGATGGACTGTGTTTTGGACGTGAGCACGACCCAGTCGGCGAGGGGCTTCGTGTTAATGTAGTCTTTGTAGGTCTCGTAGCCCTTACCTCGCACGAAGCGTTCGTACGCAATCTCAACATATTCCAGGTCAGACTCAACATCGTAGACGGCCTTGGCCGACTTGATGAAGGATGTCATTTGGTTTAATTTTGTGGTAATTCTCTAAGTGTTTACCTAAGTCGTCGCCCACTACTTAAAAAATTAGATAAAGACGAGAAGCACCACATAAAAGAGTAAAGAAATGTATTCGGCTATTGCCAACAACAGCTATTCCTACCTTCTCACCCTTGACGAGTTTAGGAAGGAGCTTCCCGAGGAGACGAGACCTTCTTGGATAAAGATTACGACAATCACTATGGTCTCAAGCTTTATCCAAGACATTGATATTAAGAAACTTCGTGGCATTTTCGAGGAATTGGGGTCGTACAAGTTGCGACGCGTGGGTACCGAGGGTGCCGCGGGCTTTGAATGGAAGTTGAAACCCACGACGTTCTACAATCAGGTGACCCTCACCTACCACGACAGTTACAGCACCAAGTCTGTCAAGGTGTTCCCAAATGGTTCCATCCAAGTTGCGGGGTGCTGTGATCTCTTTGACTGTAAGCGGATCATTACCCAACTGACCTACATCTTCAAAACTTTTTTGGGTATGGAAGTTCAGATGCCTGTGGACTCCTTCCGAGTTGTGATGATCAACTCCAATTTCAGCCTCAACTACAACATCAATCTGATGCGGGTTGCCCAGCACTTTGAAAATCACTCAGACATCTTCAAAGTCTCCTTTGAGCCAGACAGATACTCCGCCGTGAAGATCAAGTTTCAACCAGCCCAGGATATGAAGGAAATCACCACGAGTATCTTCTCAACTGGCAAGATTATCATCACTGGCGCGGAGACCCTCAAGGAGATTGCGTTTGGGTACAACATTATCAATCAACACATCAACGAAGATCCCCAGATCCGGGTGTCACCCACGGTGGAGAAGGATGTCTTTGATGTATTTTTGGGGTACAAGTGTGAACCCATGGTTGAACACCTGCGGGCGAAGGGTTTCAACTCATGGCTCCAGACGATTACGAATAGGCAAATTAATTTCTAACTGTATTTTAATAAAGATGTCTCAACGACTTGGAATGGCAGACGGGCGATGCTTCACCCTCAACTCCTCAGCCCAACTTACCAACAACTACATCATGAATCAAAATGGTATTGCCCTCGAAGATAACTACAGCTACCGCCAGCTTCTCCAAAAGCAGGGACCAGAGCTCCTCAACAAGATCCAAGAGCAATCTCGTTCCACCTGTGATCCATGCGACCGATACACCGACATGTCCAAGACCTATTAGGTGAGCTAAATTCTCATAAAAACTTTAAAACCATACTCTAGAATGTCACAATGTGCCATATGTCTCAATGACGTCAGATCGACGAGGACCAACCCTCCGATCCGATGTGGACATATGTTTCATTCCCACTGTCTAGAGGAATGGAAAGGTAAAGGTAAGAATACGTGTCCCTTATGTAGAAAAGTTTTTGACGTTTCACGATTTAAGGTTACGCTCACGGTTCAGAACAATTACACAGCGCAGTCTAACACTGTGTCATTGGAGAGTGAAGCCATTTTCAATATAATGGATATATTTGATATGTCTTTTGATGTTGAAGATACAGTGGATCTAGAGAGTCTTTTTGCGGATCTTGGGATGAGTCTTACCGACCTTGATTCCCTTGTCCTTGACGCAGAATGAGCTACAATAGGTTTCGTAGTTTAGCCCAGGATAGTTCCTGTCCGCCTTACGAGGGTCTTTAA